GATTTCCGACCTTGCTGCAAAAAGAAAACTTTTCCAAAAATTTACAACATGTCAACCGAACCAAAACTATGAGACCAGTCGAACAGACTAACCCGAACACGCTGAAACCCTACGAAGGCAACGCCAAAAAGCACAGCGCAGACCAGATCGAGAAGATCATGGCGAGCATCAAACGCTTCGGATTTACCGCCCCCGTTCTAATTGACGAAGCCGGTATGATCCTGGCTGGGCATGGCCGCTCAGTCGCAGCCGTGCAAATGGGTCTCAAGAAGATCCCTTGCATCGTGATCGACGGACTCAGCGAAACCGAGAAGGCCGCATACGTGATCGCCGACAACAAGCTGGCAGACTACGGCATCGAGTGGGATGAGGAAATGTTGGCTGCCGAGATTGCCAAACTGGAAGCGGAAGACTTTGACTTGTTATCGCTAGGTCTATCTGACGCAGAGCTTGATTATTTTGACGTTGCAGAGGGCGAGATGCCGAGCCTAGCCGAAGGGGATAAGTCCCCATTTCAGCAAAAAACATTTAGCCTTGCAGATGCTCAAGCTGACATTGTCGACTTGGCGATTAAAAAAGCTCAAGAAATGGGACACGGAAAAAGTGATCAGAATGAAAACACAAATGGCAACGCGCTGGCTTTTGTTTGTAAACATTTTAACGAAACCTCTAAATGATTAATCGAACTAAAAATAAAGATTTAGCAAACTGCAAGGTTGCGCCTATCGCGCTAAAAGATGCAAAGCGAATATCCGTCGCCAAGCACTATATGGGCACTTGGCCTCAAGGCGCTACTGTCGCGTTTGGATTGTTCTTTAAGGGGCGATGCTGCGGGGTAATGGTCGCAGGCTATGCGCCGACTACGGAGCGCAAGGTTAAGAAATGGTGCAATAAAATTGAGCGATCACAATACATTGAGCTGCAAAGAACCTGGGTTAGTGATTCGATGGGGCACAATACCGAGTCTTGGATGATGGGACAAGTAATGAGACAGCTAAAAAAAGCAGGAGTATGGCTTGTCTTAACTCACAGCGGAGGGTGCAAGGACGATGTCGGATTTATTTTTCAAGCATCAGGATGGCTTTACTTGGGCGGTGAGCCGTGCAGCGATTTCTTTGAAACCGAAAAAGGAGACTACAAGAATCTAGTTAGCGCATTAAGATTTGGGCGAGTGCCCAAGGATATAATCAAGCAGGGCAATCAAGCCGCCGGGGAATACCTATACGGCAAAGGCAAGATAGTGAATGCTCGAAGACACCTATACGTATATCCTATCAAGAGCGGGGTCCGGGCTCGGCTAAAAAAGAAAACCTTTCCTTTCCCGAAAGACCCTGCTATATTTCGACAATACCAATCATGGGTAACCAATGGAGGTGTGAGCACGAGGCTCGACCCTGCAAAGGATTTTGGTTCACTACCAAACACCTCCGCCACCCATGAAAGCTAAAGACATTATCCTAAAAGCAATATCCTCTAAGGATGCAGACCGAGTGATTAGGGCGTGTCATTACTCGGGGAAAGTGGTTCCCAACTCACAGCTTCATTTTGGCATATTCCTAAAAGGCAAATGCGGCGGCGCGATGTCTTTCGGGCCATCAATGCGAAAAGATTTAATCGCGCCGCTGGTAAGCGATACGAAGTGGAATAATTTCTTAGAGCTTAACCGTATGGCTTTTGCGGACTGGTTGCCTCGCAACTCAGAGAGTCGCGCCATATCGGTAGCGATGCGCATTATCCGCAAGCAATACCCCCATGTTGAATGGGTGGTCAGCTTTGCCGACGCGACGCAATGCGGAGATGGAACCATTTACAGGGCGAGCGGATTTGCCTTAACAGGCATTAAAGAAAACTCGCAAATGGCAATCAATCCAGAGACGGGAGAGATGCTGCATAAGATTGCTGCATACCATCAGGGCAAAGAGTATGAACATTCAAAATGGGAAAAGGTTAAAGGCTACATGCTAAGATACATCTATTTTATAAGCCCCACATCACGCTCTCGCTTGACCGTGCCAGAAATACCGTTTAGTGAAATACAAGCAAGAGGCGCTGGGATGTATCGCGGAAAACCTAAAGGCGCAGTTAGCATTGGTGGCAATGCGTCTGACATCCAGTCAGAAGATGGCGGTTCGACTCCGACCACTGCGCTCCATTTTAAAAGCAAGGAAGGGGAGCAAAATGGAAAAGACTAAAATCAATCGCGCTATCTACGCAGGCATCATCAAGAAGCTGCAAGCGGGCAAAAGCTTAAACGCGACCGACCAGAAATTCGTAGCCGAATACGACGCAGCCGAAGCGCCAGATGAGAAGCGCGGCACCAAGCGCACAGTCGAGATTACGCAGTCAGACCTTGAACGCTCTGGACTATCACGCGTGTTCGTCCGCGAAAAGCTGGCAACGCTTACGCCGATACGGGTGCAGGGTCGGTCGAAATACTACGAGCTTATCAACGTGCTGGCCGTAGTCATGGGCACCGACGAAGACTACAAGCTCGCAGACCTCAAAGCGGCTGCGGAATTAAAGCAGGAAAAACTACGGCGGATGAAGGCCGAGTCTGTTGACGCTATGGAGGTCGAGGCCCTGTTCTGCGACATCTTTAAACGCCTCGCCGACGCGATTAAAGCGTGGGACTGGCTGCCGATTAAATCCCGTCGCTCAATCTGCGACCAGATCCGCAGCGAAATCGAGCGTTGCAATGGGGACGTTGCCAAGTGCCGATTCAAAGTCGCCAACCCTGAAACCTAATGCCCACCGCCTACCAGCCCCTAGCCCTCGCCGCTCGCCTCTGCATCATACCAGAGGTGCCGCATGTCCATCTCTGGGCGAGGGAGAACCGCATGATGACGTCGGAAGTCACGGCTAAAGCTGGCATGTATGACATCAGTCAGACGCCATACATGCAGGAGCCGGGCGAATCACTCGACGACCCCGAGGTCACGACCACGGTCTTGCAGCTGGCTTCGCGCCTCGGCAAGACGGAAAACTGTATTCTTAACCCGATAGGCCGATCGATTCACCTTGACCCGCACAATATCCTCGTAGTTTACCCGACCAAAGACGCCGCTGGCAAGTTTGCTAAGGAGCAACTAATGACTACCTTCGACGCTTCGCACGTATTCGACGGGATCGTCCTGCCGACAGGCAAAGGATCAACGATGTATTCAAAACGGTTCCTCGGCGGGCGCGTGTCCATGATTGGCGCAAACTCACCCTCTGCTTTCCGGCAGATCCAAGCGCGTTCAGTTTTCTGCGATGAAGTTGACGCGATGAACTTCTCCGAAGAGGGCGACCCGATTACACTAGCATTCAAACGCGCTGACAACTACGCGGACGCTGTGCAAGTGGTGATGAGCACGCCTACAATCAAAGGGCTGAGCAATATTGAAAAGTGGATGCTCAAATCAGACTACCGCCAGTATTTCGTGCAGTCCCCATTCACGGGCAACTGGCACGTGCTGGACTGGGCAAACCTCGTGTTTACGGACGCGCAGAAACGTCGCACACCAGAGGCCGCATACTATGCCGACCCCGAGACCGGCGACCCATGGACAAACGAGCAGCGCGTTGACTCGATCCACGCGGGCGAATGGCGACCGACCCTACCGTTCACCGGCGTTCGCGGTTACCAAGCCAACGCAATGATAAGCATTTTCCCACATAAGAAGGGCTACAAATCCAAGTATCACCAGTGGGCGGGCGAGTTCTTGGAAGCTAAAGACGCCGGGGTTGAAGCGCTCAAGACGTGGACGAACACTTTTAAGGCTGAGACATGGGAAGACGTGCTCGGCGAGTCAGTGGACTGGCACCCCGTATACGAGCGCCGCGAAGACTACCCGACGGACACCCTGCCGGACGGCGTGCTTTGCATTACGTTCGCCGCCGACGTGCAAGAAGACCGCATCGAGTTTGAGTGGGTGGGCTGGCGTGACGGCTTTGAGTCCTACGGGCTGCGCTACTCAACGATAGTCGGTGACACCAAGCGCGGCGAGGTGTGGGAAAAGCTCAACCGTGAAATCCTGCGCACGTGGAAACATCCTGCGGGCGGCGAGCTACGCATGTCACGCGGGTTTATCGACGAAGGTCACAACACCGAGCAAGTGCGCATTTTCTGCCTCAAGATGCTCGCTAGCGGCTACGAGGTATATCCGTCCAAGGGACTCGGGCGTGCCGGTCAAAGCGAGCCTGAGCTTGTCGCGTTTAATGCGCAGAAACGCCAGTCTGGGGTCAAGGCTCCGACCTTTAACATCGGCGTCAACCGCGCCAAGCGCACGATCTACAGCCACCTAAACCTTGACCCGCCGGGCGCACATACCATGCACTTTACCGACCAGCCCGAGGCGGGCTACGACGAGCACTACTTTGAGATGCTGACAAGCGAGCGCATCAAGACGCGCTACTATCTCGGCCAAGCTTACAAAGTATTTGAAAAGCCTAGCAGCTCTACACGAAACGAAGCCCTTGACATCCGCGCGTATGGCTACGCGGCCATCGTCTCGTTGAACCCGTCGTGGGATGGACTGCGCAAGATGCTAGACAAGATGCTGCCAGCGGAGAAGGTGATGCACTTGAAGCCAGAGGCTGAGGCGACGGCAGACGGCGACAAGTGGACGATTAACCCACAGAAACCCACGGTAAAGCGCCCAGCGAAGACGGCGGGCAAGCGCGTGCGGGGCGGATTTATTAACAACTGGTAAAATAAATAAATAAAAAACGCACAAATGCGTAAATAAGTCTTGTTTTTTACGCATTTGTGCGTAAATTGGTTTATAGCTCATAGGGACAAGCCCAACGACTAAAACCAACAAAACAATAAAAACCATGAAAAATCTAAACTACATCACAAACGATCTCGCAGTTTTCGAAGACACAATCATTAACCACTGGGGCACCACAGACTACAACGCCGAAGGCTACCAACTGCAGAACGGCGCTGACCGCACGCTCTGCGAAGGCCAAACCGAAGACGGCGAGTGGATACTATACGCGGAAACAAACGGTAACCCGGTCGTATTATTTGAGGGCGAGGGAGAAGAGTTTGTTGAGCTGATGACTGATGCCAATGGCGATCAAACCGCCGAGGAAGTCACCAATCTTATTTTGGATGCAATCCAAGATTCCGAACTCAAAGAATGGGCGAAGGGCGTGCTGTGCGCATAACAACCGCAAATAGCGCAAGCAGTTACGGCCAACCCGTCATCTTATCTGATGGCGGGGAAGTCCTCGACTACGCGGACGGAATTAAGGCCGTCCGCTCGAAACTGGGAATGACGACTCAGAGCTTAGCCAATGCTTGTGGAGTCTCGAAACGCACTGTTGAGGGCTGGGAGTCGGGACGTATGCCTGCCGCTGCCGCTCTCAATGTGATGGCCAATTTTTTAAGTGGGCAGAACACTGATGTCTGACGCGGCACGCAGTGCCGTTATCAGCACCGTCTGGTTGGCATATTTTAACCCGAACAAATGTAACAAAATGAAGGAATACCACAAAATACAAACGGTCTTCAAGCGAGACCCCGACACGAAATTCAAGACCCTGATTGAAGGCGAATACTCGCTACCGGCGTTCGGGTATCTGGCTAACAACGAATGGGTGTTCACGGAGAAGGTGGATGGCACGAATATTCGTGTGATGCTCACCGACAAAATGGCCTTCGGCGGGAAAACCGACAACGCACAGCTACCCGCTAAACTGGTCGAACGGCTTTATGAACGATTCACGGAAGAGGGATTGCGCCAGCAATTCCCAGATGGTGTCTGCCTCTACGGAGAGGGATACGGGGCACGTATCCAAAAGGGAGGCGGCAATTACCGCCCCGATCAAGATTTCGTGCTCTTCGACGTGAAGGTGGGTGACTGGTGGCTGGAGCGGCAAGCCGTCGAAGATGTAGCGAAAGCGATGGGGCTCGACGTAGTTCCAGTGACAGGCACTGGAACGCTGGCCGACCTAGTGAACGTGTGCCGTGCAGGACTCGTATCCAAGTGGGGCGACTTCGAGGCAGAGGGTATCGTGGCACGTCCGGCAGTCGAACTGAAGACGCGAGCAGGCGAACGAATAATTACTAAGCTCAAGACCCGCGACTTTCATGCCAACATCGAGAGTAGCTGCCCCGACGCAGCACCAAAATCTAACAATAAACCAAAAGGATAATATGCAAAACGCCAGTGCAACAAGCGCGAACGGCGCGAAGCCAAAGCCGCGTAACACACACACACCGAACCCACTACGAAAATGACCGAACCCGAGAAGCAGTGCAGCAAGTGCCTAGCGTTTAAGCCGCTGGGCGAGTTCAGCAATGAAAAAAACGGCAAGCATGGAAAACGTGCAGATTGCAAATACTGCGCGAAAGAATACGACCGCAAATACCGCGCCGCAAACCGTGAGAAAATCAACGAAGCCGCCCGCAAACGCCACGCCGCAAACCCTGAGAAGCAGTGCGAAGCCGCCCGCAAACGCTACGCCGCAAACCCTGAGAAGCAGCGCGAATACGACCGCCGCAGTAAGGCCGTTACCCGCCACGCCCGCAACCAGTGCGCAGTAATCAACGCGCTCGATCCCAAGAAATGGGAGATTTTACGGTCCAAGCTCAAAGCTATGGACTCAACCAAAACCAAAGAAAAGGAATAACATGACTACGAAAATAACGAAAACAGAAGCTCGGCTCAAAGAACTATCGCTACAAGAGTTGATCGAAGATTGCTCACTATGCGCGGCAAACATCGCAGACAGCACCGTCGAACTCGGCGGGCTACTCAGCGAAATAAGTCGCCGCTATGGGCACGACGGAATCAACATTACGTGCGAGACCATCGGCATGGCACGAACCCTTGCAAGCAAGCTCATAGCCTGCTATCGCGGCGTAATGCACCCCGCAATCGCCATTGGCACCGTATCGCATTGCAGGCAACTGGCAAAGCTCACGATAGAAGAGCAGACCGACATCATCGAGAAGGGCGTGCCATACCTCGAAAAGATCGGCAAAGCGCACGCTACGAAGCGCGTCCCGCTCGAAAAGCTCAGTCAAAAGCAGATCGCGCAAGTCTTCGCTGGCGACAAGATCCGCGCTGAGGATGAGCAGTTCCAATATCTCAAAGAGCTGGCAGCCGAGCCAAAGAAGGAAAAGCCCGTGACAGGCCGCAAGCCTGACTACGAAGTGAAGAACGGTAAGCTCGTGGTCAACCGCCCGCACAAGTTCACCCTGCGCGAGCTGCTCGCCCTCACGGCGCAACTGTAGTCGCTTTCTGGATACGCTAACAGCCCGCTCTAGCACGGCGGGCTTTTTTGTGTCCAAAGCGTAAGATTGACAATCCGCCTTGTATCCTTTTTATGGATACGCAATGGCAACCGCAACGACCGAACCGCTTGAGCTAACGGCAGGCTTTACATCTAACTGGGATAAAACCCTCAGAGACTACTTGCCGTCGCTCTACACGCTTGAATACACGCTCGCGCCGATAGCTGGCGGCGAAGTGCTGGTCATCACGGCGACAAGCACGCTGGACACTTTCAATCTTCGTCTGACGCCGACCATCACCAGCGGGTTGTCAGCAGGAACGTATCAGCTTATTGGATACGTCAAGGACATCGCAACAAGCGGCGAAACGACCACCGCACGCATATCGACAACCCGGACCACTGTCCTCGCCGCGGTCGATTCGATAGTTGACCGCCGAACATTTGCCGAGGAAATCGTAGCGGACTTGCAAGCAACCTACGCAAAGCTCGCAAAGAACACGATCAGCAGCGCAACCGTGAACGGCCGCACCTACACGAAGAAAGACTTAATGGCTATCCGCGAAGAAATCGCATTCTTTCAAAATAAGGTGCGCTCCGAAATGGGAGGGGCAACCCGCCGCATCGCCGTAACCTTCCCCTCTGTTACATAATGGAATTTCACATACCTTTTACCCGCAAAAAAAAGCCTACTGTTACGCGCCAGTTTAACGCCGCTCAGCATACGCGCCTTACTGCCGACTGGATCTCGTCGCCTACGAGCGCAGACGCTGAGCTACAGGGTAACATCGCCACTATCAGAGAGCGCGCACGCGACCTAGAGCGCAATGAAACATACGTCGAAAAGTTCCTGTTTGAGTTGGAGAACAACATTGTCGGAACAGGCATCAAGCTACGTAGCGAGCCGCGCAACCCTGACGGCAAGACCGACGCGCTCGCCAAGCAAGCTATCGAGTGGGCGTGGCATCAACAGGGTATGCGCGAGAATTACACTGTCACAGGGCAGCAAACTGAGCAGAGCACCGACCGTCTAGCGATCCGAAGCATCGCGCGGGATGGCGAAGTTCTCGTCCGCATTATTCGCGGAGCTCCAAACAAGTTCCAGTTTGCAGTTCAGCTGCTTGAGCCTGATCACCTTGACGCGACGTTTAGCGGTAAAGCGCCGAACGGAAATGAGATCCGAATGGGCGTCGAGCTGAATCAGTGGAAAATGCCGATGGCATACTGGATAGACATCAACCACCCAGGCGACTACTACCAGACGATGCAGACAGGCGGCCAACGCCGCACACGCATTCCGGCTGACGAGATGCTGATGCCGTTTCGCAGTAACCGCGTAGAGCAGACGCGCGGCGTGTCGTGGCTCGTCACAGCAATGAACCATCTTAAAATGCTCGGCGGATACGAGGAGGCCGAACTTGTGGCCGCCCGCACCGCCGCCGCTAAAATGGGCTTCTTCGTGAGCGACGGCACCGACTACGGGCAAACCGATCCAAGCAACCCGAACGCCGATTTCTCGATGGAAGCCGAGCCGGGTATGTTCGATCAGATCCCGCAGGGGTTAAAATTTCAATCATGGGATCCGCAGCACCCGACCACCGCATTTGAGGGATTCCGTAAGGCCATGCTGCGACGCGTTGCTTCCGGCTTAACGATGAGCTACAACACGCTTGCCAACGACCTCGAAGGCGTCAACTACAGCAGCCTGCGCGACGGCAAGATTACCGAGCGCGACGGCTACAAGGTCATACAGGACTGGATGATTGCCACTTACAAACGCCCGATATATTTGGCGTGGCTCAAATGGTCAATCGACATGGGAATGATTAAAATGAATCGCGGGCTTGGATCACCATTGCCATTAGCAAAAATTGAAAAGTTTGCCGAGCATTCGTTTATACCTCGCCGCTGGCAGTGGGTTGACCCGCTCAAGGATATGAAGGCTATGGAGCTTGCGCGCAAAAACAATTGGACATCTGACAGCCAGATTGTGAGCGAGCAAGGTTATGATTTGACTGAACTTTACGATCAACAAGCCGAGGACGAAGAGTTGCGGATTCAAAAAGGCATCGAGAAACCGATTGACAAATCACTAACAAATATCCAGAAACTGGATACACCACCAGCAAGCCAATGAGTAAGATTAAACAAATACCGCGTCACCTAAACCGCATCGCTCACGTCGAGCTGGAGCGCGGTTTAAACGTGGAGGCTCGGGAAGTTACGCTTTCGCTTTCTTCGGAAATGCCGATTCAAGACATTCCTGGTGAGTTTACGATCCTCGACCACGGCACCGATGCCGTAATGCTTGAGCGCCTAAACACCGCGGCACCATTGCTGTTTAATCACGACCGAAACATGCACCTC